TCTATAGAAAAACAGAAGCAATATTCTCTCTGATAAATAGCAGACATTACAATTTCTTATATCTTCACGAATGTTAATAACTTGATAAGTTGTTAACAGTACTACCGTTCAAGTAGTAAATAATTGTCATACCTTTAGAACAAGTTACCACGACATGAAATACAATTTAAGCACATGGTCAGATTTGACTACGAAAACAAGGAGATTATCCATGACCGAAAGAGGTTTTCTTTAAGAGACTTTAAACTATTTATGCTCACCTACCATGAAGATATTTGCATGGATAGGAGGATTAAAGACTGGAGATTTGATTGGGAATCTATACTGTTTCACGCAAGAAAGTATTATATCGTTAACTTTTATTTAAACAATTTAAAAAACAATAAAACAAAATGAAACTGAAACGAAAACTAAAGAAAACATCAATAGGTAGAGGAGTAAATATAGTACCTTGGATTGAGAGATTAAATTACTTTAACGACTACTTTAGAGGAGAGGGATACACATTGCAAACAGAGATTATCGAGATGAACGATAGTATCATAGTCATGAAAGGTAAGGTGTTTAACGCTGAACAAGTGATGGTCGCAGATGGTGTAGCACACAAGAAAACAAATGAACCATTCTCATTTCAAAAATGTCAATCTGGTGCATTGAATCGTGCATTATTTATTCTTGGAATAGTAGACTCTGGAGAAGATTCTATTATGGACGAAGACGAAGCCAAGGAACTCCATAGAAATAAAGCAACAAGTGGGTCAGAAATATATCAATCTATGCTGTCATACGTTTCAGTAGATTATACTGCTGTAGAGAAGAGGATA